AAATGTTCCGTTATCTACTGAAACATCAATATTGTCTTTTGAAAAACCAGCGACAGCCAGTGAAATCTTGTATGTATCTTCATCTAGTTTGATTAGATCATACGGAGGATATGACTGTGAGTTTGTTTTGTGTGCAGTATTTAGGCGATTTAACTCTCTGTTAAAGCCAATAAAAAAAGGATCATTAAATAGATCCATAGCGTACTTTGTTACCATGTTATTCCCCTTTCAAGCGAATAAGTTAATTCCCCCCATATTGGGCAGGTATAAATATTATAGCATAGAAAAGCAGGCCTGTCAAATAACAAGCCTGCTAATCTTATTCTATATGTTATAGAGTGTTTGTGTGAGGCTTAGATCCGCCACCGCCACGAGTAGACTTCTTTGCAGGAGCCTTCTTAGCAGCCTTCTTGACTACCTTAGCAGACTTAACTGCCTTGTCTACATCTTCTACAGATGGCATTCTGCCAAACGCTGTGTCTGATGGATTGGCTGCTCTCAAAATTACTGGCACGAGTGCACCAAGTAGTGAGTATGCCAATGTCTGTGGATCTGTTACTCCAGATGCATACAACGCTGTTGCTGCTCCAAGAACTGATCGTCCGTATGATGCTAGTACTGCTTTGATTTGTTCATTCATTTTTATTCCTCCTAGGATATGAATTTAGTTAGTGCTGTAAAACCAATCCAGAGACCAATAATTCCTGCGACTCCCGCAAAAACTGGTGGTGCTGGGACTGGCAATTTGAATGCTGCGAATATTACGCCACATCCAAAACCTGTTAGTACTGATAGTATAACATCTTTCATTTATTCTTCCTCATTCTTTATTTGTTTTGACTCCACATATTGTTTAATAAATTTAACTATGATGTGGACTTCATCTCTGGGAACTGCATTTATTAATAAATGTTTGATACCTTTTTGCTCAAGTGTTTCGACAAACTCAGAAAATCCCTCATAGGTAAAATATTCTACATCGTCAACAACTGTTGATTTTTCTTCTTTTTTCCAAATAGGTCTTAAAGCATAATTCTTTAATGACTCAAGTTCTTTTTCAGTTTTTCTAATAATTGGGGTTAAAGCCAACATAATCTCAGTGTTTTTTATATTAAGTTCGATCATAGAAGATGTGCCTTCGTATGATTCAAGCCAGTATCCACGCTTATAAATGTTATATGGAAGAATAATTTTGTTGTTATATTTTTTTGCTTCTTCAAACATATAGTTATTTGTTGTTGAAATATAAAAATCTAATGGCGTTCTATTTATTTTCATATTGTTTAATACTCTAATAAACTCAATCATATACTTTGATTTAGATACTGGGTCTGAACTATCAACAAGATTACCAACGATACCCCCTGTATCTTCTTCGTGATCTTTAATGTACCCTGATACAAAATTAAATTGAAGTCTATCCTTATCGATTTCGTCCATAGAGTTATGTATAGTTTGAAGATATTGTGGGGAAATTGTATAAGGCCTAATAGCAATTAAATATTTAATTTTTTTACCTAATTCAATTTTCCTGGCAGTTCTTACAAACATATCTCCCTGAGTTGAGTCATAGGTAAACATTACTCCGTCAAAATTGTGTTTCTCTAAAACTGGTGCAGTTTCTAAATTTTCTTTATTCCCTGCATCAAAAGATCCTCCAAAGTAATAAAATTTCATTCTGTTGCCTTATTGTAATGAAAATCACAAAAGTCAATTATCCTGCTTTCAGAGTTTGCCCAAATTTGAGTACTTTCTTCTTCGCAAAACTCTTCTTCACAAATAAATAGATTACTGTTATTTGTGCTTTTTAACTGTATCATTAATCTATTCTATCATAGTCTTCTGGCAACAGTTTCTTTAAATCTTTATATGCCTGAGAAATTTTCTTCATAGAGTAGTAGTGTGGGTATGCACTACCAACTACCCCGTACTCGTCAAAATAAACTATTTCAGGCTCAATATCAGTAATAAACTTATTTAATGAAGCCTGGACCTCATCTATGTATTGATAAGCCCAGTCTCTAGAATCTGAAACAAATTTTAAAAATGCTTCTGATGATGGATCTGGCTTAACGTTATTACTTATTTCAGTAAACTTTTCAGACAATATGGTTTTGTCTATATGCGCCTTTATAAGTTCTACTGTTGTTGAAGAAAGTTTAATTTTTAATTGCACATTTTTAAATATCAATATGAAAAATAGTATAATGAATAAAGCAAATGCTACAAATTCAATCATAACTCTTTACCACCTTCTCTAACTAATAGTACAATTGCACCATTTTCTTCTAATGCTTTCTTGGCACGTATCATATACTCAACAGCCTGCCTTTTTTCTTCTCCAGAAAGACTCATAAACTGTTTTTCACTTGCCTTCACTGTTAGAAAATTGTCGTTATCTATTATCTGAAGTTCAAAATTCTTTGGACCTCTTAGCGATCTAAAGGCTCGTCTCATTGAATCTGTATACATATTATTTCTCCGTTGTTAATCTTTGCCAAGTGTTTGCCCAGTCTGATTTAGACTTATGCTTTGAAAATTCTTTAGATATCTGTCCACTTTCAAGGTAAACACCGCCCCAAATGCCCCACTCTTTTTGTGAAACTCCAACAGCAAAGCACATCTTTGAAACAGGGCACATAGAGCATAGTTTATCTATTGCTGGTCTAAGGACTTCATCATCTTCGTACTTTTCAAAGAATAAATTTGTGTCGTAGTCTAAACACAAAGCATCATCTTTCCATTCATGCTTTGGCATATTAACTCACAAACTTGTCTGGTATATCCCATCCATTCTTAGAAGGTACAAAACGACGCTGTAGATGCCATTTGCCATCCACGAATGCCCCTTGTGGGGCTGTTCTACCCTTCTCAGAAGGATAAGAATTTACAACTGTCCAACCATCCCATATCAAAGCCTTGTTGCTTTTGACAATTGTTTCCATTTGCTCTAATGATTTAATTTGCATTGTTATTCTTTCTGTTAGTATCTAAAAATGCCGTATTCGACATTGTTTTCTTTTGCATCTTCAACAAGTTTTGATACTTGTTCTCTTTCCTTGCTTAAAAAAGCAAAGTAGTTTATATCTGTAATGTTTTCTGTAATCCAAGATGGTGGTACAGGTTTATACTTAATGTTTTTACCACGAGCCTTTAAACCACGCTCTGATAGATTTGCAAACTCCATAGCCATTGAGTTAATGTTTCCTGGTCCTGCAGAGTAAATATAAAAATAAGGATCTTCTTCTTTTAAAGAAGACATTGTAACTGCCATGGCTCTAAGAAAAACCTGGTAGTCATCGAAACTACTGGTTCCTTGAATCCCCACTATCATTTTGCTTCCCATCTCTAAGTTGATCCATTATAAACAGCATCTTATCTAATTGTACCTTATCCATACCCATCGTGTCAACTAGGGTTGCGCTGGCTCCATCTATGTTTTTGCCGTCCATTTCTGCACAATAAAAAGTTCCATCCTTCACAAAGTAGGCTTTGTTATCAAAAATAACAACTCTGGTATTTGTTTTTTCTTCATGCTTGCTAGACTGAGTAATCATCTTCTTTTTATATTTTTTTATTTCTGGAAGCAAAGGAAGAACCAACATATGAATATGACTTTGACTGTACCTTGGTATATTATTTTTTGTGTTAAGTTTGTTATAAGAGATAAGCCTTGTTGTTACAAACATGGCTATCATAGTTATTGCAGATCCAAGAAAATATTCCATAGTTCCTCCAGAACAATTATACTACTTATCTGAAAAGATAACCCGAATTATTTCTTTTAAGGTTCTTTGGCTTTCCTTGCTTAGTTTTGATACTTCTTCTTCATCTAATGCTTTTTTGGTGATAGTGACTATTGGATTTTTTTCTGTTACATCCATATTTAAAAATCCATCACTCCACAAAGCCATAGTTTCACGAGAAAAATATAAAGAAATATCCTTGTGTAACTCTGGGCTAACTTCAATTAACTTTTCTGTAAAGTTATACATTGGCTCTCCAGTCTCAATATCTATGCCAGAAACCTCAAGGGCCCCTGACAAGATTAACTGATCTATAGCGTCATCTTCATCTTTAAAGTTCATACCTTTAGTTTCCAAGTCATTCTTGTAGGACCTTGATCAATCAGTTGAAACATATGATGCTCATACTGATCCTTTAATTCTTCATAAATACCTGGGCTAACTTCTTTCATTTTATCTGTAATGGCGTACAGCATTTCACCAGTCACATCATCAATACCTTGGAACTCAATGGCTCCTTGAAGCATTAGGTGCTCAAGCATTGCATCTTCTTGAAGCCCCATTTTACTTGCCAGAGTTTTTTCTAGCCTTAGCAAGAGCATCAAAATCTTTGATCTTTGTCTCTCCCATATATCCCCAAGCATGTCCATCATTAATCATCTTATCATTAAGAGAAACAGTATCTCCATCAAGATATATCCAACCAAGAATACGACCATACTTTTCTGACGAATTCATCTTTTCTGTCTTAATAACCACAGTCTTAGCAGCATCAATAGAATGCTTTAGATAAGCCTTTGCTTCAAGCCCTAAGACCTTTTCAGCCTTGTCTGTAGTGCGGGACTCAGGGGTATCAATACCAGCCAGTCTTACCCTTGAACTAAAAGAAATGTCAAACCCTAAATCAATATCAACATCGATGGTATCTCCATCAACGACCTTTGTTACTTTCTTTACATAATATTCAAACATTTTATACCACCAACTTTTCTCGTTCATCAATAATGCTAATCATAAAAGACATCATTTTTTTATAGGCTTCTGGATTGTCCATAATCTTATTGTAGTGATGACCACAGAATAGCAAATCTCCATTGATTCCAGTTACTTGAACTAAAGCCTCTGCAGCACAAGAATCACATCTATCTGTTGCCTTAAGGATCCATTCTTTTTCTATAACCTCTTTAGTAAACATTGTCTTCATAGTATACTACCCATTTCTATTATGTTCATATTGACGACTCCAAATACCTTTAAACTCTCTTTGTTTAGATTCAAAACCACCACTTACAGCATGACACATCTTGTACATATCTGGTACGACTATATCTCCTTGTCTCCATTTATGCACAACTCTTATACTTAAATTTTGCGACAACTGATCTTGAATCCACTTCATTATATTGTTATAAAAATTATATTCTTCTTTTGTTGGAACATTTCCATCAAATGTATAAAGTACTTGATAATTATTTCCAGTTTCACTTAAATGACTAATTCTAATAACTAAATCCCCAGTTATCCAGTGATTATCAACTAACTTGTGAGATGCTTCCACACCTTGAGATTTCCCAACTGGGTTAATAATTATACATTTTTTTGCAAACTCTTTAAAGTTATCTGGCATAATATCAAAAAGAACTTTTGTGTCTACAAAATATGTCTTTCCGCTTTCTTCTTGTGCTGTAAACTTGTGCATATTCCAAGACCCCAATACAATTGGGTTTGTATAGTGTGGATGCTCAATATGCCAATCTAAAATTATTCCATTATCATTAGCATTTTTTTTAATATCATCAGTTAATCTTGAATGATCTTCTGTGTAGCCATTTAAGTTATTTTCTATGTACGCACCGAATCCTTTGCTTAACATTTTATGAAAAACAATGTGTTCTTGGTGAGAAAGTTTTGCATTTCTAAACACAATCAAGCCATTTTTTATAAAAATTTCTTTATAAAAATTAAAATTGCTAGATATTTCTTCAATGCTTGTAAAATCAAAAATTTTTGAATTAATCACTTTGCTTCTTTCTGTTATCAGTGGAATAAAATCCAGAACCATTAAAAACGGCTCCTACATTAGAGTATACACGAACCAGTTGTAGATTGCAAGTTTCACAACCATACCCTGGATCGTTGTCTTTGATAGATCTTTCTTTCGTATACCTTTTACCGCAAGGCATACAATCGTATTCGTACAATGCCATAGACTACTTCTTCTTTTTTGCTTTTACTGTCCAGATTGGTGCATTAAGTAGATCTCCGCCCCACTCATAACCAAGCGCCTTAACAACAAATCTAATAATTCTAATACGCATTATCTAATTCCCTTTCCAAATTTAGCCCAGACTCTTTCGTGTAGGAAATATCCAAGTGCTTCCCAACCGATGTAAATGAGAGCACCAAGACTTGCGTACTCCCATTCACCAGTGAACAAATAAATAACACCAGCAACACCAACAAGGTGAAAGGTTTCCCAACTTGCTGTTTTTAATAATGTTCTTTTAGTTGATTCCATTACTGTTCAACTCTTAGTGCTTTGCTTCCACCGCCACCAGAAGACTTCTTTGCAGTGATAGCAGTTGGTGCTGGCTTCTTTGGCTTTGCATCTAACTGAATGTAATCAGAGCGATCATTAATATCAATATTTGAAGCAGACAACTTATTGAGTAGTGGAGCATTCTCTTCTCCAGTATAAACTGGACGACCCCAACCAACTACAGCATTAACTAACTTCTTCTTGTTATCTTTTACATATGCACGAGTTTTCTCTACGCACATTCCGCCATTGCGCTGGTCTCCCTTTGCAGTTCCTGAAGTGTTTCCTTCAATAACTTGAATTGTTCCATCTCCGTTGTTCTTAATGCAAAGACCAACATGTGAAATACGATTTACACCATCTTCTGGAAAATCAAAAAAGATCCAGTCTCCAGGAGTTGGGTCATCATTACGAGCATCTGCCCAACGCTTTTCTTTCTTAAACTGATCTGATGCTGCTACTGTTGATGCAGACTTAGGGAATGATTTTACTCCCGCTGTAAATGCACACCACGAAACGAAAGATTGACACCATGGTTGGAAGTTAACCTTCATCCATGCACCGTACTTTGTTTCGTTATCTTTAGGGCCTTCAATTGTGCCCAACTCTTTCTTTGCAACCTCAATGATTGCCTCTACTGATCCTTTAATTGCCATTAATATGCCTCCTTTTGACACTTAATTCTATTATATCAGAACTCTTGGTTGTTTGTCAATAAAAAATATGTTATATTTTTACTAATGAAGGGTTGAGTGGAGATACTGCTCCAGCAATTAATTTTTCTATTTCTTTGCAGATAGTCTGGTACTCTTCATTGAAGACTTCCATAGTCCTACCCTCACCCATCTCAGCAGGTGTTCCAGCCTCTATCAAAGACTCTTTAAGGGTTTTTTCTATATCATAGTTTAGAACTGTACATTGAAAATGTTTCACAACATATCCATCTCTATCTATTAAATATTTTTCAAAATTTCCACCCATTTCAGCACCATTATAAAATCCTTGGTTTAGCCAAGGAGACAAGTATCCTCCTTCTGGAGTTTCATCTTCAATTGTTTCTTTTATATTTTGAAGGTTTGTCATTTGATTAGCAATCTCTTTATATAACTCATGAGGTTCACCAACTGGCTGCCCTAATCCATTTACTTTAGAATTTCCTTTATGCTCGCTGAGTTCGTTAGCAAGATCATTAGGATTAGATGCAACCATTTCAGAAAATTTAAATGTAGTTCCGTAAACTTCTTGTCCATATTGTTTTGAATCTAAGCCACAAGTAATTCCTTCTGACCATTTACCTTTTGTTACACCTGGTCCGCAGTAGTCATTTGTTGGTACAGCAATAATTTCAAAACCTTGATCCTGATATTTTTCTTGTAGCCATTGCAAGACTTCCATTTGATTGGCATTTCCACAACCAACAGTTGTATTAACAACTAGGGTTACCTTACCCTTATATTGATCTAAATGGTTTGGTGTGCCTTCTGCAGAGTTTAAAGGAATTTCATAAAGTGATTTCATACAAGTATTATATCACTTTTATATAATGCTGCCCCACCTGGCCTCGATCCAGGGACATCCGAATTAACAGTTCGGCACTCTACCAACTGAGTTATAGGGCAAGGCAGGCAGTTTTAGTCATACCCAGGACAACTGCTTAATTGGTACTATA